CAAAATATTTATACATCTCTGGACCATATCTTAAATAAGAATCATATTCAAAAGGATCCATACCTAATTGTTCCATTGGTGGCTTATGATAAGCTTGTTGTCCACTAGACATGGGTACTTGTTGTGGTCCCTCTTCACCGCCTGACATTGGAGGTTTAACAGGTCCTCCCTGTTGGTATTGAGGAATATATCCACCGCCCTGTCTTCCTATGGCTTTTTGCATATCCAATGCTCTTTGCATTGACGCTACAGCTGCTAATTTTTGTAAACCATCAGCATCTTGTGATTTTTCTCCAAACAAGGACAGCGTATCGTTTATCTGCCCCTCTCCCTTGTTGTGCATTACAGGTCCCCCTTCTTGGTATCTATCAACGCTCTTCATATAATCGGGAAAATGTTCTTCCATCTTAGCAACCGCATCAGGGGAAATTTTTCTCCACCCTTTTTTAGTTGCCGAATATACATCTCCACTTTCGTAATCTTTTCTAAAGTGGACTGGGTCGAAAGGTCTCTTCCCTTCTGTCATTCTTTCTATTTGAGTTTTATTACTACCCCACTTTTTTGCCTCACGCACAGCTCCAGTGAGAGCCGCCAGTGCATTGTAGCCACCCGTAGCCCCTCCAGTTAAGCTGTTTAAAAGCAAGTTTAAACCCACGCCTTTCAGGGCACCTACTCCCATAGCGGGACCAGCCGACCCTCTAACAAAATGATCGGTTGGGTACAGCACTCTTTGTGCCATTATATCTCTTTCCTCTTCTCTTCCCGCAGTTCCCCCAGATAGCTGATCTCTCTTGCCAGCTTTATAGGGAACGGTTTCTTTATCCGCATAAACCTGCCCACCATCTTGGAAACCCATTACATCCCTAAATGTTGGAGCACCAGGGATTTCATAATCATATCCTTGAGCAGAGCCTTCTTTTCCGCTCATAATTCTTCTAGACTTACCTCTAAGGTTGTCCCATTTGTTTTCACCCATCAACATCATACCTAATTTGTCATATGCTGAAAGATCTCCCCAAGATACTCTTGGTTCCTCTGGGGTGCGTCCCCAATCTTCTACGGTTTCTGGTAGCTCGAATTGATTGGTCCAGTCATTTGGCATTGCAACATCGGATAACATAGGCGCAACCTCACTACCCCCTGGCTTAACATAAGGTCTTCCAGGGTTTTGCATAGCTAACATAGTTGGGTGCACATCTAAAGAGTCGCTTAGTCGCATCCCCATATCGGGGGCTTTTGATGTTAAAATTTCTTGTATTTGATATTTTCTTTCTATTTCATCCATAGCTGGTAAACTTTTTAAATATGCTTGCTCAGTTGGTGTGTACTCAGCTTTTATTCCAGCGAGAGTTTTTTCTAAAAGTTGTTTTGGATCCTGGCTTCTTACGCCCAGTTGTGTTGGTTGACCAGCTTCTTGTAAAATTCCATACTTTCTTGCTATCTGTTCTTGGGCGGGTAGGCTTTCTTGATATGCCTGCTCGGTTGGGGAAGAATATAAAGACGCATCTCCTAACATTTCTGGGGATTTACCAACCTCCATGGGACCGCTGGCAATTTCTGGTCTATAGATAGGCTCTGGTGTTAATTGTTTTTTACCCTGTAGAGCTAGTTGCTCCTCTGCTGTTTTTAAAAATGGATTTCTAACCCCAATCTTTTCCTCCATTTCAGCGGCTCTCTCCCAATTCTTGCCCTGTTGCTCAAAAAACCCGCCAACTTTATCTTTAAATAAACTAAAAAACCCTCCAGATTTTACATCTCCACCTTCTTGATATCCCATTGGAGATCTGGCGTTTTCTAGTAACGCAGATTGACCAAGGCGGTCAATGTTGTTAAGCATATGTAGCTTTTCGGGACCTATTTCCTCGGCAGCGTCTTTTCTTATAACGAACTCTCCTGGTGTCAACATAGCTGGCACCGTATCTGTGCTGGGTTTCATCATTCCTTTATTTCAAAATGTACTAAATCATCAAACTTGTTATCTTTGGTATGTGTGTCCATGTCCCAATCGCCGCCCCATCTGATCTTTAAACCCCTCTTTTTTGCGATTCCCAAGACAAAACCTGCAAAATAATGCATTCTATCTCGGTCTTCCCAATCAATTGGGTATGGGATCACATCAACTGCAACGCTAGGCACCTTGTTGTGTTTACCCTTGGGATATTTAAGTTTACTATTGCCTTTTTTATACGCAGCGTTTTGCTTCTCTTCACTACGATGACCTTCCAAAACAGTGCAATCAAACGACTTTACCACCTCTTTAAACAGGTCTTGTAACCTCTCATCGCAGGTGTGTAGTCTACTTTTGCTTCTGGTTCCGAATCTTGGCATTTAATATAAACCCGTGTAATGTATCATAATTATCGTAATATGCAAACCTTAAATATTAATATTTAGAACCTGTAATCCAATTGTACACTTTCTTAACTGGACGCCTCATATTTTCCTCAATTGACTCTTCATAATCTTCAACGTCCATTTTTTTACTTTTTGGTGGTCTGGCATAGTAATCAGCGTAATATAGAGCGTCCATTAGGTCGTCGTTTCGTGGTTTTGGGTGTTCAAAGATCTCATCGACCAATTCTGTCATGTCTTCACGGATATAAAGCTTCTTACTGTTAATGATTGGTCCCAATGAGGTTTCAAGTCTATCCTGCTTTTTTATCCCAGGTGGTGGCTTTACGCCTTTAAATACCCCTGGCATCAGCCTTCTCTCCTTTGCGGACATCCTGGTAACCATATCTCTGACCATTTCTTGTGCTGCTACCGTTTCAATCGTCACCCTTCTAACGGGATGATATTTTTTAGTTAGTTCTATTATCTTCTTTGGTACGTCGAAAGTAGGTATTCGTTCCCTAAAATACTCTAAAACATACCTGTTTTGGTTAGAATCCATCCCCATTACCAAAATTACCTGATAATCTGAGGTTTCAGAGGCTGTAGCCGCTAGGTCAACGCCAATGTAAATGTTAACTGGTATTGCATGATCCTTGTCCGCCAGGTATGAAAACTTGTTTTCTGCCTTAAATTGGTAGCTATGGTTCTTAACTCTGTCTATTTTAAACGCTGCGGAGCCTAGATCCCTAGCATCGTTCATATATTCCTGAGCAAACTTGTTTACAAGCCCTGCCTCAATAAACTCTTTCTTTTTCTTTTTAAGCTTTGAAAGGGGAAATTGTTCTGCCCACATAGGCTTTTCGTCTTGAATGGCCCTTTTAAAGACCACATCCCACGAATATGTAGTACCATCCTCCTCTGATTTCCTAAAACCATCATATGTCATCTGCAAGAAGCTGTCATAGTGAACAATAGTACCCGCTAACCATATCCACCCTTCTCTACCAGGGCTTTCCTCCAGGGCGGGATACACCGTTGATACTACCCATTTCTTAATCTCAGATCGTCTTTCGGGTGTTTTTGTGTTTAATTCAGATTCAAAGTCGTCTAAAATGATACCAGTATAACGTACATCTACTTCGGCGCGTCCCCTAAGCCTCTGATTGGTACCTTTTGCAATAATTCTGTCTCCCCTAGCTGTAACCAAATCTTTCTCCGTCCATCGTTTGCCAACTAATCCACCGTCCATATTGCCAAAATAATACTTAATCATCTTATTATCTTCAAAATGCTGTCTAATGTACTTGATATGGTCGATTGCTTGGGTTTGTTCTTCTGATATCCAAGCGAAGAAATGCTGCTCATCCTTAGCTACGAAGCATAATTTGTGAACAATTGCTGCTTTTGAAAGAATTGACTTGCCAAAACCCCTTGGGAGTATGATACAGGTCCTATTCCCTGGTTTGGTGTTGATTAGCTTTTTTCCCACTTCGTAGTGAAATTCAGGAGATTTGCTCTTATTTAAGAAATCTTTGGGTAAAAACGCCTTTCCAAAGAAAACCAGATCAGAATAAGCCTTCCTTAGAACCTCATCACGCTCTGCCATAACTGATGGTGGGGGTGTTATATTAAAATCAGCTTCTTTCATAAATACTTCTTGTCGCTATAACCCCTATTATTGCTAGACATACACAGGAAACGGGTAGTGCCATTGGGCTATTCTTCAATCCCCACGCCACCATAAAACATAAAACAAACTTTAAAGCACCTATTGCATAATCCCACATGGGGATTCAATTCTTTTTTAACGGATCGAACCGTATGATATAGTTAGTATTTCCCCATTTTTGACGCTTTGGATATCCCCAGAAGTATTTCTTTCCTAACTTTACGAGCATTTCGGACACACTGCTCTTTTTTTGCCATATTTGGGAAAATCTTCATAATAAGTAACCTTATCCATATCAGCGTAATCCTTGTAATATTTAGTATCGTAACAAGTATCGCATACAGGACATAGCCTAATCGCCTTATCAGCGGTTCGTCCATCTAAAGTAGCCTGCTCTGATGCTTCAATTCGTGATTTTGTATCACTAACCTTTTCCAATATCGTTTTTTTCTTCAAGTGCTGGCCTCGTAAATGCTTCTAGTTCTTGCTTGGTAAAGCCACGAATCTCCTTTTGCATGAGCCCAATCGTATGAGATTTCTCTTTAGGCATCATTCCGCGCATTTCTGTGGCTAATTTGATATAATTGAACTTAACGGAGCCATTTTCAGCCAGTATACTATCCCGCATCTCTTCAAGGAGCATATCCTCTGTAATGTTCAACTTGTCCATTTTATCTGCTAATTTCTCGTTTATCACTTTTTTTATCCTCTTTTGTTTTAAAAGCCATGCTGATCTCTCTTTTGCATAGGCAAAGTTGTTCGTTTTGTATAAATGCATATAAGCAACCTCTTTTGGAACATTGCCAAATATGAGACTTACGAACAGTATCTCCATTTCTGTTGGGATTTCCCTGTCTTTATAGTCCCAAGGATCCTTTTTGGAGAAAGTATATATGTTTTTGTGGGGTTCACCAGAGATAGGGTTGTTGCCTTTATATGGTCTGAACTGACCTAACACAGTGCGAATATACTGTGATTTCCCTATAGAGCCTGTTTTCAGCACCTGACTCATAACGCCATTACGAGCCTCTACCCAATCTCCCTCTTGTGCGGCTCCCGCATCCGAAATTTTTGCGTTTTTGTGCCTTTTTAGTAATTCTTTCTTATTTTTGTAGGCAAAATGAGTTATGCCCTTCACTTTCCTTTGGAATACGGGGTCAGCACACCCAACCTGATCATTGTAATGATCTAACTCTATATCCCCCCGACTGACCCTAGTTTCCATCGACTTCGTTTCCCCATACGAAACACTTCCCCTTCTGTATCTCTATTGTTTCTACCTGAAAATTTCCATTGTCGAACCAGGTAATAATACCAAATGCATGATTCCAATTATGAAGTCTTCCTCTCAGCCACTTATTCTTCTCGGCTGACATATCTTTGAGGCATCCAAGAGACCAAGCACCAATAGTACCGCTATCCAACTTAGTAAGCGAATGGCGCTGTACGTCATGAGTATGACCATAAACGATGTTGCTGCCATAAGCTTCAAGGTGTTTTTTAGCATGATAGACTGTTGCATAGGCTCCATGTATAAAATTTAATTTACCAATCTTTAACGGACGATTGTAACCATAAAATTTATATCCGCGCTCTTTTATTTTACAGCTGTTTTTAAAGGCAAAACGGGACATATAGGGGTATTTTTCAACA